GTGCGTGGTCCAGACTGGAGGATTTGGAGGAAACTTTACCAATGTAACCACAGGAACTTCAAATATTCAATCTGTATATCTTTCTCTGAACGGGAATGTTATTGGTCTCCCCTTTTCAGGCGGTAATATAGTTTCTGTAGATCCAAACTTGTTCACATACTCTAATATTCGGACGGGTGCTTCATTTGCGAGCGGGGCTGTTCTCCCTTCCGGGAACATCATATGCGCCCCTTATAATAGTTCAAATGTTGGAATGTTCGACACAGTTGCACTCACATACTCAAATCTGTCGGGAGCAACTACGGGCAAGGTGGCTGGAGCGAGCCTATTATCTGATGGCCGGGTCGTGTTCGCTCCAGATCCAACAGGAAACATAGGCGTCGTAAGCACCATGGTTCCAGTTGATAGTTCATTCTGTCTTAGCCCTTTTTTTAATAAGTTATAGTAGAAATGTCCTCGACGACCTATTACAATTCTCAGAATTTGGCCGGAATAGGAAGTGTCGGCATTGGTACTACAAATCCCCAGGCGGCTCTGGACGTGTATACAGGAACCATGAACGCAGCGACCGTCACGGCAGTGACCTATTATGGCGTTCTTGCAGGTTCAAACACGATAGCAGGGTCTACCATCACGGCATCGACAACACCTGCGGCGGCCGCAAACGTCCTGACCGTCATAGGGTCTTCCACGACCGGAAACGTCTTCCAGTTTTCAAACTCAACGGCTTTAGGGACTTTTATAATGACCAGTGGTGGAAGAGTTGGTATCGGTTCATCGGCCCCGGCCACAGTTCTGGACATAAACGGAACTTTTAGAGTCCTCGGTGGTAAGCTTGCGACAACTTCTGCGGGCGTCGGCATTAGTAGCTCTTCTCCAGGGGCGGGTCTGGATGTGAACACGAGTTTTAGACTCGGTCCGAATGGGTCGGTACTCCAAAACTTTGTGACTGGAAAAAAAGCCGTGACTCTTGATGGCAACGGGTACTACACCGGGACTGTTAGCATTGGCACAACTATGACAGGTACAACTTATACCGTATTTCTAAGTATTCTTACTGGCCTGGCTGCTACATTCAGTTCCGCAGTTTCTAACCAGACGACAACTACTTTTGACGTAAACATCTTTAGGGCAACAGGGTCGGGGAGTACCACCCCCACAATTTATTGGATGGTGGTTGATTATTAAAAACACTCTTAGTAGATGTCAACGCTATTGCTCTTTGGAAATTCAACAACCAGAGACGCCAGTCTCTATCCCTCAGGGAACTCGTACACTCTCTTTCTGTCGAGTCCCGTGAGGAATATAGAACGTGTAGACCTCGTGAGTGCCCGTGTTCCCAACACGATGTATAACCTCACGAATGGCACGGGTTCCATTATCATCGGACTTACCACCGTCGACCTCAATCCAGGCTTCTAAGGAGTCTACGATATGGCCACGGCACTGACAAACACGGGGCTCGTGACTTGCACATACCTTCCGTTCGAAGGCAAGTTTCTGTTCACCTCAGCAGTTTCTTTCACTCTGCAGGTCAAATCGTCCCAACTCTCCAACATATTGGGACTGGCCTATAACACAACCCTGAGTTCTGCGGCGGCAGGATCCACCTGGCCAGCCTACAGCGGTCAGCAAATTATAGTCTCTACGCGCGTAGTAGATACCCATACGAGTGAGCACGTCTTCCTGGACATTGACGAACTCAAGACGCCGAGCCACGTCTTCACGGGGGGCTTGAATTATGTAAACAATCAACGGGGTTCTGTGAATTATAGCGTGGGATCAGTCTCTGGAACAAATACTCAGAGAGCCTTTGCCCCCATTCTGCTGGATGTCAACTCTGGATGTGTGAAAAACTTTGCAGAAAATTCAGACTATAAAATTTCAGTTTTTTACCCCGAGCCAATCAATTCGATTGATCGCCTGACGGTTCGTTGGTTGGATAAAAACGGGGTCCCGTTGATATTCAACGGTCTAGAGACCAACTCTTTCCTGTTGCGCCTGCACCTGAAGGAGCCGCCGAAAGAGCCTACGGAAGAAGAGAATAATCTTGAGCGCCGGGTTACGGAACTCGAGATTATGAGGATGGTTGCTGATGCCAAGGCCCTTGAAGCCTCCAAGCCGCCGCCACCTGTGAAAAAGACAAAGTTTGGCAAGTGGACCGTGGTCCTTCTCGCCCTTTTGGGTATTGTTGGGTACATTATTTATAAAAGATTCTTGGTGCCGAATGAGGGCCCGCCCTGAGGATTTAGCGAGTGACCGCGTAGACGGGAGCGCTCGGCTTGTTGATGACCACGTTGCGGACAGTCAACTTGATAATCATGTAGACCACCACCGACAGCAGGGTGGTCAGGAGGGCAGTCACGAGGAAGAACTGGGAAGTGTCACGGGGGACACGGATCATCATGCTCACGACGGCCCGGACAAAGTCCAGCCAACTGAGGGATGCGGTCAGGGCCAGAGACCCGACAATTGCGTTAAGAGCAAACGACTCCACCTCGACTGCTGCTGAAACCAGGGTGCTTGCCATTTACTATACTGTGAGAAAAATTATTTCCTGGTAAGAGCCAAAATCACGAAGGCGACGATTGACAGAGACGTGGTCAGGAGGAGGACCCGCTCCCGCCAGTCCTGGGCGCACTGGCACTTCTGGCGCTCAATCTCCCACAGGGACCTCACGAGGGCATAGAATGCCACGAGGCTAAAGACTCCTGCTGCTGCTGTCAAGCCCATGACCAATCCTGGGCTCGGACTGATGAGCAAAAGAATCAGTGGCCACACGATGGCAAATAAGTACCAATACTTGAGAACTCTACGGCGCCAGTCTCGTACACACGGGCATCCGTATTTCTCGAGATCCACGACCCAAGTGAGGGCAATGAAATTTAAAAAAACAGACATGGCGGCCGCCTCTGGATGAACCATTTAATACTAGTCAATATTTCATTCGGAGTCGTAATCTGAGGAGTCTGCCTGAATGGTGGACCATTTCCTGAATATCGGTTCGTCCTCTTCGTCCGAGTCACTTATTTGGAAAAGACTAAATTTTGTTTTTTCAAATGGTTCAGGGTCTTTTATGGGCGAGTAAAACACCCCAAAGGAGTCGCCACCTGGATCAAAAGGCTCCATTACTATTCGGACGGCTTTTCAACCGCAACCTTTAGCGCACGCTCATTCTAAGGAAGATACACAAAGTACCCGTTGTCTCCCTTATTATCGTACAAATTCTTGATCGTCTTGAAACCATCAATCTCGAGGAATGTATAGTGTCTAGCCCATATAGTTATTATTCGGTCTTGCTGATTCCACGAGGGCATGGGTTGTAAAAAAAAGTCAAAATATTGATTTTTTATTCTTCCAAAGTTTACTGAACCGGTGGGTTTGGGATTTTCAGGATCTTGGGAAAATGAATACATGTAAAATGGGTGAGTCGGTACGCGCGTGTGGTAGTCGAGGAACTGCGTCGTCCCGAGGTAGATGTTTGTTGCCCAGAGTGGATTGACGCGCTGGACTCCCTCAAAATAGATTCCAAGAGAATTCAATTGATTTATATTGGAATATGTATTCGACCACGTATGAGTAGAATCTGCAATTGAATTGGAATAATTAAACCAGTAATCCGGCGCAAAGGAGGATGCGTTTCTTATTGTGAAGAATAGTTCTTTGACGGGGTGAAGAAAGTCCGTCACGCACCGAATGTTTGAACTTTGGGTCGTCACTTCAAACTGAGATCTCTGCACGCTTTCTCCCAGATATATTGTGGGCTTTCTTTTTTTGATAAAATTTTTTTCGGGTTCGCTCAAGACGGCAAACTCTACGAGATAATTAAACTGGAAACTTGGTATGTATGTCGCATCGGGATTTGTGAAAAAGGCACTCGGGTTGAGACCGATACGGAACCTCATATTTGGAACGAGAGGGAGTCCCGCTCGAAGACACTGAAAGGGGAGCGGCACCGTGAACTTGAGGGGGTATGTTGGCTGCGGACTGTTCGGATCGCCTGAGCCGACAATACCGGTAATTGAAGACTGTTTGCTCGCGGGCACCTGGCATTCGTTCAGAAGTATCATGTACTCTCCCCAAATTCTTTCTATCAATTGATTTTCAGAATAGAGTTCAACATAATTAATCATACAAATTCCGGCATACGGCAAGAGGAATATATTGTTCCCGATTGAGGATGGAAAGTAGAATCGAACATACATGGCGGTCATGAGATCCCCGTTCAGTGGAATATCTGTAAAGGCATCTTCGCCAAAATTTACTTTATTCTTGAACGAGACGTCTATCACACGGGTTGCGAAAGGGGCTTGCTTCGCATACACCTCTTTGAAGAATGTTATTTCCGGATCTCCTGACAAGATAATATCAGCCTGGCCAAGTTGGGAAAGGAATTGGCGGCCAGCCATTACTACTATTACTGGTACATAATTCCTGCAAGCCCATTTTCAACGCGTAAAACATTGTACGACACCGCCATGATGCGAAGAGTCTTTGTGTCAAGAGATGTGATATTGGGAAAATAAAAATTTATAAACTTTTCTTTTATTCTGCTCATGTTGATTGAGCCTGTAGGCCGAGGATTCAGGGGGTCGCGGCACAGGGGGATCATGTGGATGGTCCGATCTGGCTGGCGAGCATAGCAATTCAGTGGTGCTATAAATCTTGTAAAGTGATAATCCATCGTGCTTCCGTCTATAAAGTCTTCCCCGTTGAATCTTATTCCGACGCCGAGACCCTGGTCTGTGGTGTAGGTATATGCAGAGTCTGCAGAATCATGAATAACGAAAAACAATTCCCGAACAGGCCCCTGGAAGTCGAGAATGAAGGTGAGGCTTCCGTTCATCTTGAATGTATCGTATTGAATCTGGCGAATGAGATAGTCCTGACGATGATTCAAAAACCAGTCAACCTCCGAGTCAGTCACATACGCATAGTCTATGATGATTGAAGTCTGTATTGATGAGGGTGTGTCAAGGGACGCTCCAGAGCCGAGAAGGGGCTGAAACGCATGGAAATTCACCCATATTTCGAGATCCTGAAGAGGAAGGGCGCATATAGGCAGAGAGAGTTCCGCATTCCCGTAGAAGAAGAACGGGAGGTTCACATAGTAGACACGGTCGTTATATATGCGAGTAGACTTGTCGTTTTTTCCAGTCAGAAGAGTGAGACCTGGCTGGTTTTCTTGAGGAACAACTAAATCATTATAAAATTCGATCATCTCTCCGGTGAGAGTCTGAATAGTCTGACCACCAATACGGAGTTCAGCACTATCCACAAGGTAAGTACCTACAGAATCTACATACGTATATGTATTTGTTGACCCCTGACCTGTAATTCCCAGTACTGTAAAATAAGCATTTGCCGTCACATTTGTTGTTGTTTGACCTATGGCCGAGTTGGAAAGATCGACGCGTATTTGATAGACATTCGTTATCGTCGCTCCCGTCACTGGAACGATTAAATCAATCGGATATCCACCTGATATACCCAAGGGAATGGATCTCGTGGCCAACTGACTGAAAGTTCCCGAATCACTACTTGCGGACCATATACTCACGTTTGACACATATGCATTACTCGTCTCAAAATAAGTTGATATTCTGTAATTTGAAACATTCCCCAATTTCAGGTTGCCCCCGGGGGTCACTTTTATACCATAGGAACTTCCCACAGTATTCATGGTTGAATACACGTTTACATTCGCCAATCCCAGAGAGTAATTGTTAGTTACGTTGGATGTGAGAAGGAGACCATTTTGTTTGAAATCATTTTGATGGAGATCCAATGGAACATTTGATGCCGACCCGAAACTTTCGATTGTAAGTGACGTTAATGCGATGGCGTTTCCTAGAGGGTTGACATCTGTTGTCTGAACAATTATTGAATAATTATTATTTGTGTAATCAAGAACCTGGACGGGCAACGTAAAGTTGACTGAAGGACTTGAGGCCTGTGGCGAGTTCCACTGAGATATGACGTTTCCAACCTTTGTACCCAGAAGTTGCTGCTCGACAAGACTGACGGAACTTATCGTATTCGCGGCGCCGACCGATATGGTCCCGTAAAGGTTAAATAGACCGGATGATGTGAAATTGAACGTGTTACTTACGACATTTGGTACAATCTGCTGGTTGAGACTATTTCTCGTAATTCCTGAAGATGACAATATTAAAGTGTTGTTAGATATTGCACAATTTGAATTTACAATCCAGAATTCATTGACATCCGTCAGGATAATCTCGGATGTTGCGTCTATTGCGGTCAAGGATGTTGTTTCAATATCAACAAAGTAAAACTGGGACACATCGGACACGATAACTGGTAAGATGATTCGTGGGCTTGAAAACTGGACATTGAATGGATATACATAGTCGTAACTTGTGATTGATATGGGATGGAAATCTGTTGATGTGTGCCCTATTCCTATCCTTGTTGGCGCCCCCACGCCCGAGAGAGTCAGTATGACTGCATAAGTTCCCGGATAGTTGAATTTTATATTTCCGCCCCCATTATAGTTATTATATGTACCCGCGGTATTACTAAAGAATCCGCCATCTATTGTTCCCTTG